GGGCTCAAAACTATGCAATGTCATGTTTGAAGTGCAACTATGTAGAATCCTATGTTTTGCCTTTGAGTGAGTTGGTAGCAAAGTCAAAGCAGGTTCGTCATGAAGGTTTTGTTTTCTACACTGTAGATGGGGTTTCTGCAAAGATCAAGAGTCCATACTACTTGACTTCAAAGTGGGTTGCCCGCAATCCACGTACCGATAAGTTAGTAAACATGGAAGCTGATATCAAGAAGAACTTGGATGAAGAATATTATCCGCTGGTTGACGCTATCCGTGCTAACATTGTTGAGTACACTGCTATGAATGAACAAGAACGTTTAGCATGGGTTCGTAACTATTTGGAGACTGTATGAAGGAAACTGCATGGAGTCATCTGCCCAATGCGGCACATATTGATCGTGTATTAGCATCAGTAAAGGCACATCCTGCGGAATGGCGTTCGGCGTGGGACGCGGCTTGGGATGCGGTTTGGGACGCGGCTTGGGATGCGGCAGTGAATGCGGCTCGGCATGCAAGTCGTTTTGTGGCTTATAATGCAGCCACGGGCCACGCAGGCCATACAGCAGGGGATGCGTCTTATGGTGCAATGTTAGCACTCGTTGCATATGATGACTGTGCCCAGTACCTTGATATGAGCAGTGATCAGTTGAAGGTATGGGCAATACTCAGCGAAAACCCAGCAGCCGTACTATTGTTACCAGCAGTAATTGCTTTTGAGAAAATTGCTGAATTGGAACTGGCATGAAAGAAAGAATTCAAGAACTAATGAAACAAGCTGGTACAGATGTCAGCGGTAAATGGATGGGCGTGGACCACGCAACAAAATTTGCCGAGTTGATTGTCGAAGAATGTCTTGACATTTTGGATGATGAAGACGATGGTAGCCATGATGGTCGCAGTGTTCGCATTGCCGCAATAAGGATTAAGAAACTTTTTGGAGTTGAAGAATGAAATGCGATAAATGTGGATATGATGACAACGGTACCGGCGACACTGCCCATGTTTGCGGACCAATCAAACTAAAGTTAAAGCATGTTGAATTGCACGAAGAACATGACCGCTTTGAAAAACACTTAGCTAAAGATGAAAGTCACTTGCCAGTCTCTGAGCAAAGTTTAGTATTTCGGTTGCGTAAACGTGCAGAGATTCGCAGACAGATTCAAGATCGCAAAAGTGTAATTGAAGGTAAACCAGATCGTATTGCTGACCTACTAGAAGAAGCAGCAAACGAGATTGACAAATTAAAGAAAAGGTGATATAATGTTTATTCAGAATTGCGCTGCAACTGATATCAGTAGTGGCATGTGGTATAAGGATCCGGGACAGAATAGTATGTTGATTAGTATTACTGATCCGGCAGGCTGGTACCCTGAAGCCAAGCACAACTTCAAAGAGCGACACAATTTTGAGTTCCTTGACATTGAAGCTAATGACTATTCAATGGAAGAAGATTGGAAAGTTAGTGATGCACAGGCAATTGAACTTGTTCGTTTGCTACAACATGCAAAGGACAATGACATGAATGTTATTGTACATTGCACTGCTGGAATTTGTCGTAGTGGAGCAGTGACCGAAGTTGGCGTTATGATGGGCTTTGAGGATACTCATGCAGTACGTCAGCCTAACTTAATGGTCAAGCACAAGATGATGAAGGTTCTTGGATGGACCTATGATGCTAACGAAAAGACTGAGCCAAACAACTGGCGTGGCATGAAATTAGGTTGGGAAAGAGATATTTAATATGGCAAAGTGTTATCAATTAATTGGAGTACCAGGCTCAGGTAAAAGCACTTGGGTTGCTCATCAAGAGTGGGCAGATAAGTGTGCATATATTTCTACTGATAAATGGGTAGATGATTACGCACGAGATATGGGAAAGACATATAACGAAGTATTCAAAGAATATATGCCCGAAGCTATTGATATGATGATTAACGATGTCGTTAAGGCACGTGTCATGGACAAGGATATAATTTGGGATCAAACTTCTACTACAGTTAAGAGCCGTAAGAAGAAGTTTAATATGTTGCCTGACCATGAACATATCGCTGTGGTGTTTCGTACTCCTGAAAGTGAAGAACTATCAAAGCGGTTAGCAAGTCGCCCTGGTAAGAACATTCCCGACTATGTTGTGCGTACTATGATTGACGGATTTGAAATGCCTACTCTAGCAGAAGGGTTTGTTGAAATCATATATGCATAATCATATGTAAATTAAAATAGGACCTTCGGGTCCTATTTTTTTGGATAAAATTTGTGTTTTTATAATATACGTATAAATAGCAGTATCATGTTTCAATTCATCACAGACCTTTCACACACATTATTAAGTTTCATCAAAGACGATCCTGTTCGTCCTGAAATATCTACTGATTTTAGAGTTAGCGACGGCAGGGTTGTTGCTGCACTAACTGATGAAGAACATAATCCAGAAGCAATGGTATGTGTTAGCTTCCATGACTTTGTTCCTGAAGGTCTAGAAGATTTGAAGAAAACTGCTCAAGTGCCCACAACGGCCATATTTTATACCATTTGGAGTTACAAAAGCGGCAAAGGTGCAGAATTGCTTATACAAGCTGTGAAGGGAATTAAAGCACAATATCCTAGCGTTACTAGATTTGTGACATTAAGCCCCAAGACTAACTTAGCCCGCAGGTTTCACTTAAAGAACGGTGCTATTGTTTTCAGAGAAAACATAGATACTACAAACTATGAGTATCTGACAGAAACCCCCAAAGAAATCCCAGAAAATACTGATTGACAATAAATGGTTTTGGGTGTATACTATGGGTATGCTGAAAGAACACTTAAAATCTCGTCATTTAGATTTAGAACTTCACAAGCCAGTGCTTGATGAAGTTGAAGGTGTTGCTACATTCTATCTGTGGAATCTTAGCGGACAGCTGGTGGGATATCAGCAATATCGTCCCTCAGGGGAGAAAAAACCACAGAATAATCCCAAGCTGGGCAAGTATTTCACATACCGAAATCAGCCTACACAGACTGTTTGGGGAGTAGAAAGTCTCTATTTAAGCCCCTCAGTCGTGTTTGTGTGCGAAGGGGTGTTTGATGCGGCCCGACTCACTGAGCGTGGATTTAGTGCGTTGGCCGTGCTATCTAACAACCCGAACAGCGACCTACGCAACTGGTTAACCTGTCTGAATCGTCGGGTTGTCGCAGTTTGTGACAATGATGATGCAGGACGCAAACTGTCCAAGTTTGGAAACTGTTGCGTTTTTACAACAGATAAAGACCTCGGGGATAGCGACCCGGAATTTGTCACATCCTTACTGGAAACTTACGGTTGACATTAAATGGATTTGGGTATATAATACACTTATGAACTTGAAAATCACCCGTAAGCGTAGAACTGATCGTAATCAAGTGTTATACTTTATCCAAGATACAGTAACATTTGAATCCTACATTGGTTTGACTGCTATGTGTTTTGCAGGAAATGTGCGTAAGACATTGACCCGTCGTATGCAAAAGCATATGCAACGGGCCTTGACTGAGCAGAAGAATTGGGGTTTGTCTTGTGCATTGCGTGAACGTGGTGCCGAGCGTTTTGTATTCGGTGTGATTGAAATTGTGCGTGGTAAGCGTCCTGCACATAGCCGTGAGACTGAATTGATTAACACATTGCGTCCAGCAATGAACACATTTGGAGTTAAGTAATGAACGAAAAAATTGAAAAACTTTTAGAACAATGCCACATTGAAACTTACGGTGTAAATGGTGAGTTACTAGAGATTGGCATTGACGCAGAAAAGTTCGCCGAGTTGATTGTGAGGGAATGTATGGATGTATGTTATCGAACTGACACTGAATATGAAGGTCATAAAGTTAAATCAACGGTAATTGCAAGCAAAGTTGCTGAACATTTCGGAGTTGAAGAATGAGTTTTATTTTAGGATTCTTTGCAGGTTACATAGTAGCAGCTATCATATATGCATACCGTTCAAATGAAGATTCAAGGACAACGACAGAATGAACGAACGAATTAAACAACTTGCTGAACAAGCTAGAGCAGAAGTTAGAGCAGACTGGGCTAAAGGAAACAAAATACCTTACCCGGAAGCGCACTATGCGTTTCAGAGAGATAATGACCAAAAGTTCGCCGAGTTGATTGTTCGGGAATGTGCTGGTATTGCTGATGGGTTGTCCAAACTATATCCGCGAACTGATGTAGGGTTTGATGTTGGATATAC